TGGATGGTGGTGGACGACGTCGTGCCGCCAGAGATACTGGAGAGCGCCAGGTGCTGACTCGGGACGCTCTTCAGGTCTTCCGTTGCAGCGAATGCCGCCGCAGTGAAGCCGATGCTGGCCACCTTGACGGCGTTGGTGCCATTCTTCTCGGCGTTGATCAGCGCCGCGCGACCAGCGGTGGTGAGGACCAGTTGTAGTGCCATGGTTTATCCCTGAGCCGTCATCGACAGACGGCGGTAGTTGATGATGCGAATACCGCTGACCAGCGAAACGTTGCCGGTGGCTTGCAGCCCCTGCACGAAGCCGAATCCCTGCGCCGTCATCGACAGACGGCGGTAGTTGATGATGCGAATACCGCTGACCAGCGAGACGTTGCCGGTGGCTTGCAGCCCCTGCACGAATCCAAAGTGCGAGCGAACGGGTTTGGTGCGCTCGACCTCGGCGATGACCTCATCGACAAATCGAGCGCTTGCAGCTTGCCCATCGGACCCGTTGAGCGTGAGCGTCAGCTCGAAGGTGTGCGGCTGGCCCCGAGGCTGCTGCTGCCACCACTCGCGGATGGTCACTGCCCCCCCGAACGAGGCGACCACCATGCGGACGCTGTTGGCGGTGCCCTTGCGACGCTGAATTGCCATGGCGCTACGCAGGCGCGAGCGCTTGACCGCATCGCTCCAGTCGGCTTTCCAGTCGTCTACCGACAGCGTCCACGCCAGCCACGGCAGATGGCCGGCTGGGCAGGTGTCCGGATTCCACAGGTCCGGATATGGCAGCGGGATCGCTTCCAGGCGCTCGGTGACGGCGGCCAGGGCGCGCTCCATCGGCGTCGCGTTGGGCGGCAGCGGGGAGCTACTCATCGATGCCGGCGTGCACGATGTCGATCGCCGTGCAGTAGGCGGCCTGGGTGCGGCTGATCCGGATGTCAGCGGCAGGCGAGTCCAACTCGACGCGCTGCACGCCATCTGCAAACAGCTTGGCCTTGATGGCTGACTCGGGCACGTCGCGACCGATGCGGTGCGCCTCGTCCAGATACGCCTGCAGGCTGCGCATCGCCTCGCGCATGACCACTGCCGAGTCCGGGCCAGCGTAGGTGTAGACGCGCCCACGAATGGCATATGGGACGATCTGGGCGCTCTGTACCGCAACATTGTCGGTCAGCGGGCGCACGTCATCGTTGGTGAGGATCGCAGCGACCTCATCCAGCAACACCTGGGGGGCCGTGCCATCGCCGGTGCGTGATTGGACGGTGACCAGCACTTGACCAGGCGCGGGGCTGGTGGCACTGGCATCCATGACATCGGCCGACGCGCTGAGCGCGTGATAGATGTAGGCGCCCTCGGGGCCAGCAACACTGAAGCCCTCCGGCGCCAGCTGGATGCGGCGGCGGAAGTCCACGTCCGACTCGTAGGTCGGTGCAATGCCGTTCTCGGGTTGGCCCGGGTCGAGCACCAGGCGCGCGACGCCAAACAATGCGCCCAGGTGATCGAGGTTGGTGCCGGTGGCGAAGGCCAGCATGGTCTGCTGCGCCTTGTCGTTGGCGCGCTGGCGGATCAGTAGCTCGCGTGCGGCAAATAATTGCAGGAGCTTGTATACCGGATCCGCTTCGGTGAGTGCGGAAAACTCCGGCATGAGCCGGCGGAACTGCGCGAGCGCATCAGCAAAGATCGTCTCGAAGTCCAGAGCTTCGATCAGATCTGGAGCTTGTAGTTTGGAAAGGTCGACAGCTGTAAAAGATGTCATGGATGCACGCCGTAAGAAACGTACATCAAGAATCAAGTGTGATTTGAATAATAGCCAGTGGCTTGGCTTGTAGTCTCGGTGGCTACAATCGTTTGGACGATGCCTTAACCATATGTATTAAATGCAAAGTTATCACCTTTGGTCGCCGGCTTCGTGGGATAATAACATCTACTTTTCTAGTGCCCTCTCGAAAAAGGCATTCCGCTCTTCGAGGCAATATTGATGGTCTGGCTCAAGGTTCTCATCCTTAGAGTCATGGGGGCGCCGAGCTATGCGAACAGGTGAAACGGGCATCTGCAGAAGCCCCCCTCGCGAGACTGCTTCTATTACTACACCATCGCGACGCAGCTGCAAGGATTCAAGCTCGACTTTCCTGCCGCCAATGTAGTCATATATTAAAATGTTGGCAGTGTTGCCCGTGATTGAAATTTTTCCATCGACCAGGTTGTAGTTGAATAGTGGGATGGCTCGGCAAATTGACTTGCTTGCAACGGTTCCGCTGAGTGCCCCATTTGATGCCGACAAAATCAATACGAGATCGGAGTTTGAAAGATCCATCTCCGAAGAGTTAATATATCCTTCTGATGAAGCTGACCAATATCCATTCCACTCTTCATCTTCGTGTAGCCAGGCACTGAAAGTTGACCACGTCTTTATGGTCTCAGATGGAAGTGCTCGTGAATTCTGTAGCGCTGTGGGTCCGTTGATTAGAAGCCAGGTAAAAAAGCCAAGGACAGACGGAATCGCTGCACATATCGCTAGTTTACTTAAAGTCCAGACGCCTGGTTTTTGGCGACTCCTTACTTCATCGTCAGGCATGTTTTTGATTCGCCAGGTGACCGGTAATTCGATTAATCCTCTTCTGCAGGGGTGTCGCAGATGTAACACTCCTCGCCGTAAATTGAGTCGTAATCGCCAGTAATCTGCACTATGACCTGGTCCTCGCCGCGCTTGCTATCCTCCTCAATGCAGTTCTCACATACTGTGACCTGTGGATATTGGTCGGCAGCGCTATCGGCACTCATGTCGCCATATAGCATTGCAGTCTTGAATTCAGTGCTCATGATTTCTCGTCCAGTGGTTTGAGTTGCGTGCACTGCAATCATAAAGGAGAATTCGAGAATTTTGCGAGGATCGATTTCATTATTTCTTCCTTGTTGTGCTCGCTTATGCCTAGCAGGCGACGTCTAGCATAAGTGGCCTTTGGCCCACTTTGGCGCACTCGTTCTGTCATTCCCTCTTGATGCACTCGCGCGATGCGTGACACGCGACCCATAAACCCAACACTCACCTCGTTGGCGCTGGCGCTGACCTTGAAGAATTTGGCTTGCCGCAGCTTGGCAAACATCTTCTTGCGTTTAACTCTGCCGGACTTGTCCCGCAGCGGCTCTTTGCGCGGAGCGTAGGGCGTCCCGTCTGGTGCCCGCTGCCGACCTATGCGTTGGCTCTGCGATCGCCGCAGAGCGGTACCAATCTTGCGTGCGAGCTTGCGGCGCTCGCCCTCCTGCAGACTTGCCAGCAGCGGCGCGGCCCAGTCTTCCAGCGCGGTCAGCTCATCCATGTTGTATCTATTTCTGGCTCGGGTGCATGGGTTATGTCGTAGCCGCCGCCATCCTTCGCCGTCACGACCACACGCTCGGTCAGCGGCAATTTGATCGACAGATCCACCGCATCGTTGGCGAGGATGTCGGCCTCGAAGGCGATGTCGCCACGGCGCGCCGGGTTGGACAGCAGCTCGGACTGATTGACCTGCGCCCATTCCAGCAGCGGCAGCATCACGCTGTCGGGGTGGCCGGCGTAGTCGGTCAGGATCAGGTTAAGCGTGTACTGGTACTCGAACGACAGCCCTGGCTGGAACGTGCTGACCAGGCTGCCGGCGTCGATGAACACCAGCAGCCGGTCAGCATCGCGTGCCAGATCCGGCAGGGCCGCGACCAGATGCGCGCGCAGGCTGGCGGGCTTGATCACGGCGCTGGTTCCGGTGCGTGCAGGTCGATCCAGTCCTGCAGCGCGCTCAGCTGCGCGGCGGTGGCGTGGCAGCTGGTGTAGTTGTCGGCGACGATGCCGGCGACGGCAGAGAGCGTAATGCCGGCGGCCGACGCATCAGGATCTCCGGTGGGCGGTCCGGCAGGGTTGCCCGTGGCAGCGGCGTCGTGCAGCCGCACAAAGCCAGCAGGGATAGCGCAAGCAGCGTCGGCTTTCTGGGTGACATAGATCGGGATCTCGCGGGTGATTGTGGCGCCGGTTTCGCGCACGATCTGCACGCGATCGACGTACTGCGTCACGACGGTGGTGGAGCCTTTGGCGCTGTCGCGTTCCGCCTCGGCCCGGCGCTTGGCCTGCAGCGCGGCATCGCGGTCTGCCTGCGCGGCGCTGACGCGCCGCTCCTGCCACACGCAGCCGCCGACGAGCACCGCAATCAGCGCCAGCAGGATGATCAGGCGTGTGACCATCAGCTGACGCCCAGGATCTGCAGGGCGCGCTTGGTGCGCGTGACGCGGTCGCTGTGGCCTTCGGGCAAGCGCTTGGCACGCACGTTGCCCAGGTTGATCTTGCGGCCCAGGCCAAGCACGTCGCCCGTGTCGGCCAGCGCGTTGAGGCCGTTGTCGTGCCAGTACGCTGCCGCGCCCATTGCGCTTGGCTCGATCTGCAGCAACAGGTCGGGCTGGTCTTCGACGGGCAGGCCGATCAGCTCACCGATACGGCGGTAGTTGCCACGGAAGGTGTGCTGCATCGGGCCACGGCCCCGGTAGCGGTGACCGTCGCCGCTGGCGGCGTCGCCGTTGCCCAGGCGGTCGGCGTAGACGAAGTTGGCCAGGCCGACAGGATTGCGCAGGAACTTAGGCGCTTGTGCCGGCGTGATGCGTGCGCCGAACACTTCCAGCATCCGTGCGCTGGTGGTGTAGGTCAGCCCTTCTTCCATGCGCGACAAGCTCAGGCTTTCGTGGCCGACCTGGCCGAGCCAATGCGCGGCGCGGCGTTTGGTGGTGATGCCAAAGCGATTGGCGGCGGCGAGTAGTGGACCGTGCCAGCGCTGTGCGCGTTGCGCGGGGCATTGCATGATCGAGGCGAGCTGGGTATCGGTGAACATCAATCGACCTTCAGGATGCGCGCCACATTGCCCTGGGCGCGGTAGGTGAGCACCGCCAGCACGATCAACGTGCCCAGGTGCCACGGACTGACGTGCGAGCCGGCGCCGGCCAGCAGGATGTGTAGCGCCTGGCCGCCGGTGCTGGCGATCAGCAGCCACGCGCACCAGCCCGCGCCGCGTCGATGGCGCGCGTCGACCGGGCGGTGGTAGGTAAGCAGGCGGACGCAGATGGCGAGCGAGGCCATCAACGTCAGGACGGTGACCAGGCTATGCACTGGGCGGACCTCCACGACGTAGGAAGGAAAAGTCGAAGGACTTGCTCTTTTCGATCAGGCCCAGCGTGACGGTGATGGCGCACGCAGCGCTGGCGAAGGCGGCCACACCGCTGGACTTGATCGGCAACCAGCGCAGGAGTTCCGGCGCCAGCTGGTAGCCGGCGATGACGCTCACCGGGAAGTAGATCAACCGCGCCAACAGCGGCTGCTTGGCGGCAGACACCACGAACAGCGCGCCGCCGGCGAAGGCGCCGATCAGGGCATCGCCGTCGATGCCAGGCAGCACGGAGGCAAGGCCCACACCGGTGGCGAT